TGAAGTGTCACGAACCCAACAGGCAATTGCTAGGGACATTATTAAATCATCATGATAAGATCTCATCGCTTGTGGTTTACCATTGTTCCAAATAAAAGTTTTAACTTCATGAAACAGTCTAGACGATTTTGGCTTAACTAGCTTGTTTCTAATGTATTCTTCTAGTTTCGCAACAATAAGGGGTCTTGTTTTACTTGAGGTAGTAAAGCCCATGACTGCCCTGTCGTTGAACTCCCCTTGTAAAGCATCCACATATTCATGAGTTGACTTTATTGAATGATACAAATTAGGATATTCCATTTCTAAAAGTTTATCCAATACTGAATATCCAACATTGTTGTTTTCGACAACCAATAAGCACTCACCAAATTCTCTACCGACTTGATTAAGCACATTCGCGTACATATCGAGAGTTGGTTTTCCTTGATATTCTACCACAACTTCTAGTGTTTCAAG